CGATGCCACTTCGCGATTCTGGCGGTTCTACCTGTGTTTCTGGCGTCGTACAACCTGGCACGGGTCCAAACATGGAGGGGGGTGTTTGAACAGACCGCCCGCACCCATGGTCCCCCACTGGAATCAAACGGGTCTATCCACGGGATTATTTGCTGAGAGTGTACAATACCGAGACATCGATAAACTGGAGCAATAGAATCAAATGAGCGGCAACTTTGAATCGTCAAGGCCTTGGTATCGGTTGCGTCGGATGGTGGAGCGTTCGGACGCGACACGTCGTGTGGTACGTCCTGTGGAGCTTCGGGAGTTTTATCGCCAGGTGGATGGTCACTTGAGTGGTTCATGGTTGAAGACCGAGGTTCAGGCATGTGGGGTGAGGTTGTACGTATTGTATCGCGAGGTTGAGGAGCAGCTGGGTCGTGACGGAAGTTTGGAGTCATTTGCGTTGGTGTTGGGTGAGGGTACGCCACGGGTATTCAACTGGTTGCGTGGAGCTCAGGGGGTGAAGCGGTACAGTTCTGACTTGTTGCATGCTTGGTCTACGTTGTTGACGAAGCACTGGTCGAAAGAGCAGGTTGTAGTAAGCATATTGTGTCATCCGACTGGTTTGATTGAGCCGATAGTTTCAGGTGTCCCAACGTCTTCCGAAGGTATGGACAGCGAATAAGTGGGGTTCAATGGGGACTTTGGCTGCTTGGTATCGCTGTGTCCCCACCTACACCCCCCCTGCTCTATAGGGGTAAGATTGTGTACTTCATTCATTAATTATTCTAATACACCATTTACATTACTTAGCTTATATAGGAGAAAGGTTAGGACAGTAGGGACAGTAAAGAAAGCCGAGGTTCTTCCTACACTTTGCGCTGTCCCCCCGTACATCCCACCAGTGATTTGAGGTAAGGACAGGTAGGGACATTGCAGAAATTCCTTGCATCAACAAACCCCCTATGCTACCTATTGATGGAGCCATCGTCACCCACACGGACAATCGGTGGCCAAACCCAAGAGGAACCAACATTATGGAAGACACCACAAACACCACGATTTCCTTGTCCATTGCGATTGCTGATGGCGAGTACCTGGCAGGCACCTTGGTTGAGGCTTGCAATGACTTGCTTGAGCGTATTGACACGCTTGGCAAGGACCATCCGTTCTCTACTGTAGAGGAGCGGGAGGAGCTTCTTGAGATTTGGAAGGCGCAGCATTCGGCATTGAGCAAGTTGACTGCTTCTCTTGGTCGTGCGCTTGCTGATGTTGAGTACGTTGAGAAGGAGGAGGAGTTCTTCTCTGGTGAGTTGGACCCTTCGGTTGACCTACTGGACGATGGCGATCAGGACAATTGGGATCGAGAGGCGCAGGCTATGTACGCTGAAGGGGAGGGCGAGACCTGCATTGATTGTGATGCCTTCCGTCCCAACGTGATCAGCTTCCCGACTGATGATGGAGGTGCCAAGTGAACATCTTTGTACTACACAAGCACCCGCGAATCGCTGCACGTATGCAATGTGACCAGCATGTAGTCAAGATGACCTTGGAGTCAGCACAGATGCTGTCCACGGTAATCAACGAACTTGGTGGCGAAGGACCGTACAAGTCTACTCATGTGAACCATCCCTGCTCAGTGTGGGCAAGGCAATCACTGGGCAATTTCTTGTGGCTGTACGACCATGGCCTATCGTTAGCCAGAGAGTACACCCGCAGGTACAAGAAGGTACACAAGTCACAGGTTGCCATCGAGGCTTGCCTTGTAGCTTTGGATACCGTGCCATTGTATGACCTAGCGCGCACGCCGCATCCACTGTGCATGCCTGATGAGTACAAGTGTGACGATGTCATCGAGGCATACCGCGCATTCTACATTGGAGAGAAGGCTGGCTTCGCCCAGTGGAACAAGCACAGGCCACCGTTCTGGTGGCCACAAGGAGGTGCCAAGTGATCATGACCATTCTCATCACATCGTGTGTGTGGGCGGTGTTCTTCACCCTGCTCAATCAGCTGGAGCAGAAGAACTACCTCAAGCTTCAGGACCAGCGGGATGACCTGCGAGCTCTGCTTGTGGACATCATGAAGTTCCAGGTGAAGAACGACTGGCTGCACCTGCCCATCTGGGTTCGTGCGACCGAGACACTCAAGCGCACTGGAGGTGCGGGATGACCAACCGATTCAGGATTGATATGGCTGAGGCCAGCGTGCCGTTCGACGCAATCGCTGGCTACCTTGTGCGCCTGGCGCTGGCCAACACTCGATTCGATTTGAATGAGAGTGACTTGGACATGGTTCGCTTCGAGGCGATTGCCGAGGGCAGTGACACTGCCAGCTTCACTGCTGGTCTGATGATGGTGACGGTCATGGACAAGACCCTGCCCATCGTCGTCTGGACTGCTGGTGAGCACGCGGGTGCGGGCACACCGTGCGAGGCATCGGAGGCCTTGATGGAGCATGAGTGCCCTGAGGAACTCGCCAACCAGCTGGTCATCATGGCTTGCAGGATGTGCCCAGACGATAATGTCACTGACCATATGGACATTAATTGACCTACCCCTGTATCCGTGGTAGGCTACAATCACACCACAGGAGAGACACCATGCCACGACGAAATGTAGAACCCGAGGTTGCCTTCGAGGTGAAGGACCGAGCCGGTGGACACTGGTTCATCTACCACACCTACAAGAACAATGACTTCGACCAAGGGCGTCACCGCTTCTGGTACACGACCGATGTATCTGAGAGCGATGAGGAACTTGAGTTCGACATCCGACCGGTTGAGCAGTTGGTTGAGCGGGAGGCGGGCGAGTTGTCTCGGCGTGAGCGGTATCCGCTCTACGAGGACACGCCTGACCGCATCGTGCTTCAGAAGGCTTTGGACCTGGGCTTGGCCTCATTCACCGACAACGGTGAGTTGGTCCTCAAGAACACCACACTCGCGCAACGCGCATAGGAGAAACATCATGCCAAGCGCAATGTACACGCACTACCGAGAGGTACACGACGACGACGGCAACGTGGTCGAAGAGGTTGAGATTGAAGTCGAGGTTGACTACACCTCGCCAGAGGACCCCAGCTGGGACTCGCCTGGGGATCCGGGTGACGTGAGCATCTGCGGTGCTGTGTTGTCGGGCACCTTCACGAAGGTTGAGCTCACTGACGATGAGGTTCAAGACATCGAGAAGCACTTCTTCGATAGACTTGAAGACGAGCAGGGAGCTTACGAGGACCACATGTACGAGATGGACCGTCGCAACGACGTGTGCGACTACCCGTTTTAGTCTTTGCCCGTCAGTGCCCGTCACTGGTATTATGGTTACACACCGCAACCTTAGGAGAAACAGCATGGCCGACTGGTCTGAAATCATGCCGACCATCGACAAGATGGATGTAGTCACGGGCACGCCCGTGCGGTTCTTGAAGGATAAGGAGGCCAACGGTTTCCCCCTTCGACACGACATGTCACTGACCGTTCGTCCTTGGGGAGAGGAGAGCGACAAGTGGTGCATGGTCATCGATGACAAGGGCACCAATATACCGTGTCCGATGGACACCCTGGTCATTGACCTTGGGCATCCACTGGGGTGTGCTGCGGTACTCAAGTGGTTGAGGGTATCGCAGCGCCAGCTGGACGGTTGGCACGATGGTCCTGACTGGTGGTGGAACATGCTGGATGCTTGGTCGGAAGAAGAACTCACTTGGTTCAAGCGCATCGAACTCGCGCAAGAGGTTCGTAGGGCGCACTTGGTCTTGAGTGGGACTGGTGAGGAATGAAATGAACACGAACACACGGGGAGGTGTGACAATGGAAGAACCCAAACAACCCAAAGACATGTGGCGGTATGACATCACGCGGGCGATAGGCGCTCACAGTGTCTACCTGGCAGCAAAGAAAGACAAGAAGATCCCAAGGTTGATTGACGATGGGCTCAAGTCGAAACAATCCATCGCAAACGTCATGGTCTACATGGCTGCGCAATATAAGCAGCACCTGACATCAGATGAAGTTGAGATGGGACTGTTGGCAGCAACATCGATGACTCAGGCCAGTAAGAAGCGAAAGAAGTCTGGTCCTAAGTTCGATGCTCTTGGTCGGGAGTATGCAGACAAGTTGTCCAAGCTGCTGACGGCGGATGACATCGGGAGTGAGATTAAGGACATCATTGACCGGTTCAACATGTATGACCCAACGAAGTCATCGTACCGCACGGTCGAGCAAGGCTTGGGCGCAGCGATGCGGATACTGGGTTGGGACTACACCAGGCGAATGACTGCTGGTGTTCGTCGGTATCGCTGGTATCCGCCTGAAGGTTACTTCGATGAGCCAGAGCCGCTTGAGGACGAGGATGCTGTATTTGACGATTCCAGCATGGATGAGGTCTTCGATGATGGCTGGGCAGATGACATTGCTGATGAGGGGCCGGTTGAGGTTGCGCCAGTAAAGAAGAAGCGGCGCAGTGGTGTGAAGCCAGACGAAGCTTTGGCTGAGCGCATCCGCACGATGAATCTCTTTGATGGCATCACGTCTTACGAGATTGCGCTGAACAGCTACGACTTTGTAGGCAATGACTTGGATGTTCCCAAGAGTGAAGAGGACATGACCCACAAGGTCAAGCTCTCCATTGGTGCCACGATGAAGGCGATGAACTGGAAGAAGCGCACTCGTCGTGTTGAAGGCATTCCGACTGTTGGGTGGTACTCGCCAAGCGACTGGGATGTGGAACCTGCGATTGAAAGCGTGGTTCTTCGGAAGGCTGAGCCTGTAGTGGAGGAGCCTGAGCCTGAGCCTGAGCCTGAGCTCGCGGACACGTTGCCTCGACTGGCTGAGCCGGAGGATGACCTGCCATGGCCGGACATGTCTGAGTTCTCTGGTGATGACGAGGCTGAGGAAGAGTTCGAAAAGAAGATCTTCGTGAAGATGGTGAACATCGATGAGGGCACAGAAGATGTAGTCGAGAGGGTCATCGTGATGAAGAACGCAGGCACGTACTTGCTGGGTACGCCTGAGGATCCGCAAGAGCGCCTGCTTGAGTTTGACCCGGTGGAAGAGATTTGGGTCTGCAAGATGGGGTCAGCTGAGGAATAGGGGAATCAGCTCGCGCAGGGAGGCCTGGCGCACAGAGGCCTCAACTTTTTTTCGATGGTCGCGTTGACTCTTGGAGTGTCCGCACGGAGATCCTTATGAGGGGCTGTTCCCTCACCAACCAACAGAGAAACATCATGACACCAAAGAAAAAACCGAGCATAGTCCTTGAGAAAAAGTACACCGATGTGTTTGGCCACAGTTCGTTTCGCACCCTGATCACGGACCACTACCAAGAGTTGAAGAGGCATGAGTCCAACAGTCAGAGCGGACGACTGTGGGATGAGAGGAACTACATGCTGGACCTTCTCGCCACTATGAGCAGCAGTTCGCAGAAGAGGCTGGACTTTAGCGACAGTAAGATGAGCATTGATGGGATGCTTCAGCTGGTGCGTTTGATTCGTAAGATCATCGAGACGGAAAAGATTCCAGAAGCAGCTGAACTCACGGCTCTTGCTGAGACAAGGGGCGAGAAGTTGATGGCGCAATGGCTCACTGAGCAGTGGCCGCCATTGCTTAGAGACGTGAAGGCCAGTGCGAAGAGAATAAAGAAACTGCGATGGGAGTTAATGAAAGCCCCGCCTGATTGGCACTTAGTCGAATAGACGCCTCAGCACTGTTGACACCACAACAAATCAACACTATACTTAGTGTCAGGAGAAACACCATGAATGACCAAAGATGCGTAGTGGGCGGGGGGAAGTTCCTGCCGCCGGGGTCACCGTACATCGAGGAGCTCCGCAAGAAGTTCCGTTGTCCCAACCCAGCTTACAAGCAGGCCATGGCCCTGCGGCAGAACGGCAAGTACATTCAGGTGCCTGACGAGAACGTGTACGCCTGCCAGATGATTCCTATCCGCCATCCGTGGGGCACTGGACTGATGGTGCCCAGAGGTATTTCTCTCAGGTCGCAGTACCCAGACCTTCAGGTCACCAACAGGATTTCCTACCCTGGACTCACCGACCCTGACCACTCCCCGCTGTACATCCGCCACGGTCTCAGCCTTCGGCCCTATCAGCAAGAGGCCGTCGATGCGATTGAGAAACACGGCCAGGGCCTTGTCATTGCCCCCTGTGGTGCAGGCAAGACGTTCATTGGACTTGCATCGATGACACGATTCAACACGAAGACCATTGTGTTGGTTCACACGCATGACCTTGCCGAGCAGTGGAAGGACCGCCTTGAAGCGCAGCTGGTCACCCGTGAGGGCGCGAAGCCTCACGTTACCTTGTACGGTGGCGGCAAGCGCGACGACTCTGGGCAGATTGTCATTGCTATGTTCCAGTCTGTCATCAAGGAGCGTTGGGAAGAACTGCATGAGTGGGGCAAGCAGTTCGGGATGTGCATCGTCGATGAGGCGCACCATGTGCCTGCGACCACATTCAGCCAGGTGATGATGTCGATGCCTGCCAAGATTCGCATTGGACTGACGGCTACACCTGACCGCCCTGACGGATTGAGCGACATCTTGTACTGGCACTTCGGCAAGGCGCTGTACCGCATCACAACCCAGAAGCTCATCGAGGAGGGCCGGGTGCTCGCTCCTGACGTTCACTTCACGCGCACGCGCTGGTCACCTCCAGGGAAGATGGACTGGGCCAAGCTGGTCAGCAACATGTGCAACGATGAGACACGCAACCGTCAGATTCTGGAGATGGTCCAAGAATTCGTCACACAGGAGCATCGGCAGGTCCTGGTGCTGTCTGACCGGGTGCAACACTGCATTGACATGGCAGAGCAGACCGCAAACCGTGGCGTGAGTGCTGCTGCTCTGGTCGGGAAGATGAGCAAGAAGCAGCGGGCAGAGGTGCTCAGTGCAGCTGACCGCAGAGAGGTCAAGGCCATCTTTGCTACGACTGTAGCCGATGAAGGGCTGGACCTTCCCGGTCTAGACACTGTGATTCTGACCACGCCAACCAAAGCTTTGGGCCGTATTCAGCAGCGGATTGGTCGCATCATGCGGACGGCCCCTAACAAAAAGAAGCCTATTGTCATCGACTTGGTCGATAACGCTAAGCCGTCGTACTACGCACATAAGAAGCGGGCCAAGCTCTATCGGGAGCTTGGCTGCAATGTGCAAGAGCGGTGGTGGACGCTAGGATGATGTGCCCAGAATGTAATACCAAAACGAAAGTGACCGCCTCGAGGAGCTTGGCTTCGCCAGGCCGAGGCTGGGAAATGAGGCGAGCTGAGGCAATGGTTGGGTGGTACACCCAAGACTTTGTCGTAAGGATTCGTCACTGCCCAGAGTGTCGTTCAAACACATTTACCATTGAACTGCCTATGGAAGACATCAAAGGAATCATTTCCGAGACTGCTGTAGGACATGCACCGAAGTCATTGACGCAAAGGTGAAGATGAGAAAGAAACAACCAAAGCTAACCATTGTGCCGATTACCTTTGCTGAGGCAAAGGAGTACATCAGCAAGCACCACAGGCATCACAAGCCGAGCATCAGCGCCAAGTTCTCTGTTGCTGTGGCAGATGAGGCCAACGAGATCCGTGGTGTTGCGATGGTAGGTAGACCGATTGCACGGATGCTGGACGATGGGTGGACCCTCGAGATTACGCGGGTTGCTACCGATGGTTGTCCGAACGCATGCTCGTGTCTGTATGGCGCAGCATGGAGAGCAGCGCGTGCATTGGGATATCGACGGGTTGTCACGTACACATTGCCAGAGGAGGGCGGGACTTCGCTCAAGGCCTCTGGATACGATTTGGTTGGCCAGGCTGGCGGAGGCAGCTGGAGCCGCAAAGACCGACCGCGAGTAGACCTCCATCCAACACAAGTAAAATTCAAATGGGAGAAACGATCATGAATCGTGTCATCATCACAGGGAACTTGGGCCAGAGGCCTGAGCTCAAGCAGGCCAAGTCTGGTCTTGCAATCACCAACCTTCGGGTTGCCACCAACGAGCGCGTCAAGGATGGCGACCAGTGGCGAGACCACACCGAGTGGCACACCATCGTGGTGTTCGGAAAGCAGGCTGAGAACTGCGAGCAGTACCTGGACAAGGGTTCCAAGGTTGCAGTCGAGGGCAAGATTCGCACTCGTCAGTGGGAAGACAAAGAAGGCAACAAGCGGTACAGCACTGAGATTGTTGCTGACCGTGTGGAGTTCATGACCCGGCCTGACAACGGCGCTGAGCGTCAGTCAGCACCACGTACTCAGTCACAGTCGAACTACGCTCCTGACGAGAGCATTCCGTTCTAAGAACCAAAATGGGGTGTAGCGCAATTGGCAGCGCATCCGGTTGTTACCCGGAAGGTTGGTGGTTCGAATCCACCCGCCCCAGCCTTTGGAGGCAGCGTGGCACGCCGTAAGCCTAAGATGACTCAGCTGGTAGTTTCTATTGAGGAGGGACTGATGGAGTGGTTGGTGGCAAGTGCCGAGCAAAAGAACCAGACCGTCGAGCGTCGTGTTCAGCGGATGTTTGAACTTGAGCGAAAGACGGACCAACGACGCAAAGAATCTGCGACATGGAGGCAGCATGACTGAGGAAAGAATCATCCGGGTGTTCCCACGCCGTACATCGCATACACCTAAGGACCGTCTTGCGTTCATCGGAGATCCGCCGCTGTTCCGTCCCCGTGTTGAGGATGTCTCAGAGGTCCACATCTCAGTGACCTTTACATGGGACATCAAAGAGGCTGAGCGACTGCAGCGGGCGTGGGGAGCGTTGTATCCAGTGGTCAAGATTGGTGGTCCAGCACTGGATAGTCCAGAAGGGAAGTTCATCCCAGGCAAGTACATCAAGCCTGGGGTGACCTTCACTACTCGTGGGTGCAACCGGAAGTGCCCGTGGTGTCGTGTCCCTCAAACTGAGGGCTTGTTGTCTGAGTTTGATGACTACCCGCCAGGTTGGATTGTGCAGGACAACAACTTCCTGCAGGCAAGCCAAGAGCATCAGGCTGGTGTGTTCGAAATGCTTAGAACGCAACCGCACCCCATTCAGTTTGCTGGAGGCATTGACGCTAGGCTGGTGAACCCATGGTTTGCAGAACAACTGAAGACCATTCGACTGGGGCAGTTGTTTCTTGCCGCAGACACATCGCTGGCTGTTCGTGAGCTCGCTAAAGCCAGAGAGATTCTCAAGGACTTTCCCAGGAAGAAACTACGGTCGTACACCTTGATTGGATTTGGTAACGACACAATCGAGAAAGCCACCGAGAGGTTGGAGAAAGTCTGGGAGATTGGGTGCATCCCGCACGCCCAACTCTACCAGCCCGAGAACAACTGGATTGACTACTCACGGGAGTGGAAGCTGCTCTCGCGCCTATGGTCCCGTCCAGCTGCGATGTACGGCATGCACAAGGCCAAGCAAGCAATCACTGACAAAGTTGAGCAGGTCTTGTTCGAATAGGAGAAGAGAGTGCCCCTATATGAATACATGTGTGAGAGTTGTGGTGACCGCCGTGAGGTACTGCAGAAGCACGGTGACCCACCGCCTGTGTGTCAGCAGTGCAAGTACGAAATGAAAAAGCAGATTTCTGTGACGAGCTTTTCTCTTCAGGGTGATGGCTGGGCAAAAGATAACTACGGATTGAAGAATGGCTGAGCACTCCTTAGACGACATCGTTCACTCGATTCAGTCAGCTGTACTTGCTGCGACTGACATTGCAGAGCGCCACGAACTTGACTCAATTATGAACCAGGAGTTCTGGGAACAGAAGGTCGATGCGAATGGAGACCCCGTAACGGATGATGACGGAAAGCACATATATGTACCTCGCACAGTCGTCATGGAGATCCCAACGTGGGAAGACGGAAAGCTCGTCCAGCGACGAGTACCTGTACCGCTACAAGCCCTCACGACTGGTCAAAGTCTACAAGTGGACACGCTCGAAGTTGAGATGTCTGTGGAGATCTCGGGTCTGAAGTCATCTAAGAACAAAGGCACGTTGATGGTTAGACCGTGTAGCCACGCATCGTGGTTCAAAAAGGAGACCAATACTGCTAAGCTGAAGCTCATCTTCAAGGGCGCAGAGCCACCAGAAGGTTATGCAAGAATCGATGACCAACTAATTAAGTTGCTTCCGTAGGAGAACATCATGGCCGACTCCCTTGTAAACATGTCGTCGCAGTTCGGCGGGCTTCCCATGGACCAGCTGATTGGTGGTCCTCTTAAGGCTGCCTGTAGCGCTCAGACTCTTCTTGCTAAGGCGTCTAGCGACTTCATCAAGGACGTTGGCCTAAACGATTCTGGCGGCGGCAACATGGCTGCCCGCACTGTGGACTTCAGCTTCAACCGTCCAAGCCAAGATGCTGATGGCACAACCAAGATGGAGAAGGTGGACCTCCAGGTTCCCCTGCTTGCAATCATCAACACCCCAGCTCTTTCAGTGAAGGAGGCTGAGGTTCGGTTCACGATGGAAGTGAAGTCATCCACGTCCAGCAAGCAGACTTCCGACGCCAAGGCAGACCTTACAGCGCACGCCAAGTACAACGCTGGACTCTTCTCCTGCGATGTCACTATTCACGGCTCTGTGGCCACTCACAGCGAGAATAGCCGCAAGAGCGACAACAGCGCGAAGTACGACGTAAAGGTCGTTGCTCGCGACGACGGCCCGCCTGAAGGACTGATGAAGGTTCTCGACATGCTCAACGATGCAATCGCCCCCACGCCTAGTGCGGGCAGCCCTTCTGGAGGAAAGAAGTAGGGCTACACCACCCCAAAGAGAGACAACATGATTTTACTACTACTGATATCCCTAGCTACAGCTGGGGATCATGACGGCAAGATTTACACCTACAAGATTCAAGAAGAACTTGTAGATGACATGGAGTATTGGGTCAAAGCATCCAACGGAGTCTTCTACTGCAAGGCTACTGTTTCATGCATTGGTCTTGATGTAGGTACGGAGATCCAGTCGTATCGACCAACGTGGCTTGGGCCGTTGCGCATCTACTACTTTGATGCCGATGTACTCAGGTACTGCGAGCTCAAGAGTTGTCAGAAAACCATGCCATTGGACTACCGAGATCTATAGGAGAAGCAACATGGGAATCCGAGGGAACTCTCTAAGGGGAGTCGTACTGTCTTACATCATGTCAGAGCCTGGCAGAGAGACAATCAACACTATTGCCAAAGACCTCAACACGGACGGTGAAGACCGTGGCAAGCGCTACCGTGCAATCTTCAATGCAGTGGAGAACCTCGAGCAACGAGGCTTCATTAAGGTTGGCCTTGGGCCCAATAAATCCAACAGTGAACTGTGGCCAGACGAAATGATCTTTCAGGAATCAGGTGTCTTTAAACGCCATTCGGAGTGTGACCTTGGAGGTCGGGCTATTCAGAGTAACTTGCCCACCGCCGAGTCCCTTTTCCGTTGAGCACCAGACACGCATTCCGGCAAGGATGGGGAACCCCGCACCAAAGATGTAATGCGTGGTGTTGTTGGCAGGAAAGTACAGAAGGGTGTCATTTTGCGTTGAGGTTGCACCACCAGATGCCGCCCAGTTGATGCGTACCCAAACGGCTTTCTCGTTTGGGTTTACGCCTTCAACCATGTAGAGCGTCGTGTTCGCATCGTTGAATGTCTCAAGAGTAGTGTTCGCCTCTGTATCGACAACGACGGTTGTATAAAGAGGACTGGATACGGTACTTGTGCTTACACCCATGATGCCCTCCTACGAGCAAACAGCAATGACAACGACGGTTCCACCAGGAGCATCGGTATCAGATGTGTTTGGACCATCGTTGGCCCAAAAGGTCAGCTGACTGAACGGAAGGCCGCCTGGAATATCCAGCTTCCTACTCGTGCTTGCAGCAATTCTGAACATGAGGTCAGGCTCACTGGTTCCTGCTGTGTACTCGCCAGCTGATAGAAAGAACTTGATGTACACAGTGGAACTGTGCTGGTTGTCCAAATCAAGAGAGTAAAGCGTGCCAGAAGTACCAAGCACGTCTACGTCTGCAGTTTGAGTAACAGTGCCTTGCTCAACGGTTTTGTAGGTGAGCGCGGTCGAACTATACCCTGAAACCTTCAAAGCCATGTCGAGTCTCCCATTAAATGGAGTGATGCATCGTTGGTATCATATCAAAATAAGGCTAACTGTGCCCGCAAAAGGCTGAGCACAAAATGTGGTGTCCTCATCTTCTTGACAGCACCACTGCTGTGTCCTACGGTGAGAACACCAAAAGGGAGACAAGATGAATACAGACAGTACACCGCTGGTAATCGACACCACGAAGGCCTTGAAGGCTTTGGTAGATGAGATTGGTGGCAGTTATCGGGAGTGTGCCAGGATCATGGGATGTGGGCACACGCATCTTTGGGGAGTGCTCAACGGCAAGCGTCCTCCAGCAACACTGGACACCTTGGTTCGGTACGCAGCACGAGCTCAGGCTGAAGCAGGCATCTCGATGTCAGTGCTGGTTACGCATGACCAACAGGTGAGGTATCAGATCAAAGCAGCCTAAAGTCGCCATGACACCACGGAGAAACAACAGTGTGGATAAATCAAGTAGAGTCGATTGCAGTTTCAGAAATAGCGCAGAGGTTAGGGCTGACTCAAGGCAGAAGCGGGTCATACGGGCCGTGCTTTCAATGTGGCGCAGAGCAGCGCGGAAGCACCGATAAGCGTGGACCGATTGGCCTAAGGCGAGATGACCTTGGCTGGAAGTGCCACAAGTGTGGACACGGGGGTTCAGGTATAGATCTGGTCTCGTATGCGTATAGTTGTCGCAGTTTTAAGGAAGCAAACGATCACGCTCGCGATCAAGTGCGAGAATGGTTTGAAGAAATGAAAAGTCTTGAGCCAATGAAGCCAAAGAAGGTCAAGCAGCCATCTAAGAACAAGAGTCAACGACCACCCATCAAAGAGGTGCATGCGCTCTGGAAGAAGTCATACAGGCTGCATGAGATTCCAAACGATGACGCAGTGCTTGAGTTTTTGAAGAGCAGGAACCTAAATCTTGAGGCCTTGGCCCGAACTGGTGTGGCTCGCGTTACTCCAAGTAGACGTGACTATGATTGGCCTCGGTGGTGGCCGGGAGGGAGAAGCATGACATGGCGTCTGATTGTGCCTGCCTTCGATGCCAATGGGACATTTTGTAGCCTTCATGCCCGAGCTGTAGTGCAGACAAACGGAGCACCTAAAACTCTTTGGCCAAGCGGCTTCCAGGCTGGCGGCCTGTTTATGCCTAACCGCCATGCAGTGAAGATGATGAAGGGTGAAGCAGAGGAACTCGATGGAGTTCTTTTTGTGGAGGGCATTACTGATTTCTTGAAGGTCGTCGCAGAAGCAGAGAAGGACTCGATGCGCTTGGCCGTTCTTGGCGGGACATCTGGTTCTTTCGGCAGCGTGGGGAAACTCAACATTCCAGATGGCATTGATGTCTACGTTGGCACGGATCCCGACCAAAAGGGAGACGAGTATGCAAAGACAATTCAGATGCAGCTGAACTCGCGGGACTGCTACCGTCTTCCACTCAATGGAGGCGACGGTGCCAGACCTTGATCAAGTACTCTCGGGTGAGCCGGATGCCCCTACACTTTCTGAACTACTGAAAGCAGCGAAGGAATCACACGAGAAAGGAAAGCAGAATGGGCCAGAAGGTGGTGTACTTTCTCGATTGGAGATCACCACAACAAGAGACGGCAGTGACAAGATCGTCTCATCGGTCCCAAACCTCATTACAATTTTCAAGTACGACCGTCGTTGGAAGACACGTATCTGGCTGAACACTTTCAGAAACGTCATCACGTTTGATGGTGCAGACTTCAAGGACACTGACTCTACAAGAATCAAGCAGTGGATGCACCGTCACTACAACGTGCACTTCAGTACTGACTGCATCATCGAGTCAGTTGGCTTGGTAGCAGAGGACAATGGACGAAACCCACTGACGGAGTGGCTCAATGAGATTTCTTGGGATGGCACCCCCAGAGTCGATGAGTGGCTAATCCGTGCTGTAGGAGCCGAAGACACGAAGCTGAATAGGGAAATGGGTCGTCGGTGGCTCATCCAATGCGTTGCACGAGCGCTCAGACCTGGCATTAAGGCCGACTGCGTACTCATCTTAGTTGGACCACAGGGAGCAAGGAAAAGCACGACGTTCAGGCTGCTTGCGTCAGACGAGTACTTCTGCGATACCCCCATGGACATTGGTTCATCCAACGCCTACATGCAGATTCACAAAGCATGGATCTACGAAGTAGCGGAACTTGACTCAATCCGACGTGCTCACAACTCTGCAACCAAAGCATTCTTGTCAGCTCAAGACGACACCTTCAGGCTTCCATATGCTCGCATGACAACTACACTGAAGCGCCACACGGTGTTTTGTGGAACCACAAACAAGGGTGAGTTCATCACCGATATGACTGGCTCTCGACGCTACTGGCCCGTTCAGGTCGGAAAGATCGATACTGAATGGACGGTGAACAACCGAGCGCAGGTTTGGGCAGAGGCAGTTGTTGCATTCAACAATGGCGAGAAGTGGTATCTTGAAAACGAGGCAGAGCAGGCTCTTGAAAAACAGTCATCCGATTTCCGCCAGTACGACCCTTGGCATGAAGTCATCGAGAAGTGGCTCATCGGTTTCGGTATGAGTGTCTCTACGAGCGAGATCATGTCGAAAGGGCTTAGCCTTGAGAAATACCAGATGACTCGCACTAATGAGATGCGGGTGGCAGATATCATGCGCCAGCTGGGGTACGACAAGGTTCGTCGAAGAGTTGCAGGCCAAAGAGTTTACTTGTGGGAGAAGTGCAGGGAAGACAACATCATTCCCATAGTGAAACCAGAACTTGTTGAACATGCTGAAAATGGAGAGACCTGATGCCGACTGAAGTGCTTACGTGTGACTCAAGAGATGTGATGGAAACCATCGACATGTACCTCACAGAGGACGACAAAGATTCAATCTTCGGAAAGCTAAAGGCAAAACGCATTCGATCAGTTCATGGCGGTGACCGGTTCCTCACGCACTCTATTGCCAACAAGGTAAAGAAGTTCGTTGAAGATGGTCACTACGTTGCATTCATCGCATACGGCGTTGACTACATGCTGTTCGAAAAGCCAGGTTCATTCAGCACACAGACGTTTACATGCCATGAAGAACTGACCAACGTGGTTCATGAGATTTGCTACCAGTTCTACCAGGATGGCGGCGAAATCGACGACGAGACGCTTGATAGAATCTATGCTTGGTTGATGATCAGCCCCTATGCTGCGATGTCTATGACTGAGGATGTCCGTCATGAACTTCACAAGGCTGTCGATTTCTTCTGGGTATGCACTGCTACAGGCAACAGAGCTCTGGCCACTCAGTGCTATGATCGTGGAAAGGACATGACCAACCGCTCAATACAGCACTGGATGGACAACGTGCTCATCATGGCAAAAGGGTGTGGGTACACCAACATCATCCAACCACAGGAACTCTGATGTCGGATTTGAAGGAGATCCAAAGGATTTGGACCATGCCAGATGGTTGGAGTGTTCGTGTTGGAGGCAAGCACATGGAAGTGCTGGACTTGGACGGCGAGGTCGTCGCTCAAACAATGACGCAGATCTCCGTCATCGAAACCATTCAGAAGCACCTGCAAACGCAGGACTCTATTGGTGCCGCTGGAATGTTGATGACGAGCCTTAAGAAGCCAATCGAAGGCTGATTACTTCTTAGCAGTCTTCTTCTTGGCGGGTGCCTTCTTAGCCGGTGCCTTCTTGGCTGGCGCCTTCTTGGCGGGTGCCTTCTTGGCGGGTGCCTTCTTGGCCGGCTTTGGTGCCGCAAGTTCGGCTTCCAGTTGGTCGATGTACCTGAAAAGTACAGGAACTACGTCAGTCAGCTGATAGCCATGACGGCAGCTCTTGACCTTAGTCACGATTCGCATTGCATCGACTTTATCTTTGAGACTCATTGTCCACTCCAATCTTAAGAACGCAGACTGGAATTCAAACCAGGCCACTCTCTTACAGAGACTACACCACCGGTTGCTTTTTCGATACCAATCGCCAGTGGCAACGATGGTGTCTTTCGCCCATTTTCAAGGTCACGAAGGTATCCAATGCTTAAACTTAAATCGAACTCACCCAGTTGTTCATTGAGCCACTTCGTAAATGCGACTCGAGTACTTTTTCCGGGCAAACTTTTTCGGTAGGTTTCGACAACCATTAGACACACCTTATCAATCAAAAGTAGCGCATAGGACATGTTTTGTCCACAACGGGGTGTGGCTCCTTGACACACTTAGGGTAAGGTAGTACCTTGGCCAAAGGAGAAAACAACCATGAACCAAGCTGAAAGAGAGGCCTGGCTTGCTGAACGCAAGAAAGGTCTGGGTGGCACCGACATTGCCTGCATTATGATGGCTGGCGCTGATGCAGCTGAAAAGGTTGGTTGTTTCGAGGGAAGTGTATTCAAGCTTTGGTCCGAGAAAACGGGCATTTATGCATCGGAGTCTTCTGACAATCAGATCCTGATGCGTGGCCGAGTCATGGAGAAGTACGTTTGTGAGTTGTACGAGCTCCATCTTGGGGAGGGATGTCGCCTTTGGGAGAAGGGATTGACTTGGCATCCGACACGGCCACGCATCTTTGGGACTCCAGATAGTTTGGTAGAGCATAATGGCATCACATTCGGAATGGATGCAAAGACTCGTCGCCGCAGAAACGGATGGGGCAAGAGTGGGACCACCGACGTACCACTAGATGTAGAGTTGCAGATGCGAGTCTACATGGAGATCTTCGACGCGCCGTATTGGGATATTGCGACTCTCTTTAATCTCGATGACTTCAGGGTGTACCGTCTCATGCGAGACGAGGAACTGGGGCAACAGATTCTCGATGTGGCTGACGAATGGTGGGAAAAGCACGTAGTGGGAGAAGTACCTCCGCCACCTGATGGCACAGATATGTGTAGAGAGACGCTCGGTAAACTGCATCCAAGGGTCAAAGATGATGTACTGCGTCCTGCCACTGTTGCAGAGCGCGACTTGTACGAGAAGCTCTTGAAAGTCCGCCAGGAGCATAAAGAGGTTGTAGAGAGAAAGAACGAACTCGAGAACCGGCTTCGGCACTGTATTGGTGAGTCATTGGGAATAGCTGCTGTAGCAACGTGGAAGCCCACAGCTCCAAGAAAGACATTTGATAAAAAGAAGTTCAGCGCTGACCACCCGAAACTATACGAAGAATACGTTAACGAGAAGCCTGGAAACCGCATGCTTCGAATCATGGAGCCACGAAATGACAACAGCGATTAGTACACGGGACAAGCTTGCTTCTCTCAATCAGTTCCTTGGAACAAAGCGCGATAGCCTTTTGGAAATTGCCCCGAGCGGGACAGACGTTGACCGTATCATTCGAGTCGCAATGTTTGAGGCATCAAAGAATGAGCGGCTTGTACAGTGCTCACCTAGTTCGATCTACTTGGCATTAGCTAAAGCCTGCGAACTGAATCTTGTTGCCGGTGGAGTCCTGCATCGCGCGTCTCTCATTCCCATGTGGAACTCAAAGAAGAAGACATACGATGCTGAACTGATCATTCAATACACCGGCTTGATGGACCTTGCGAAACGCTCTGAAGAAGTTGCTCATTTCGTTTCTCGTGTGGTCTATGAAAACGATGAGTTTGAGCATTACTTTGATCTTGAGAGTGGTGATGTCTTGAAGCATCGAGTCAATCATGATGACCCAGGTGACCTGAAACTGGCCTATGCCGTGTGCTACTACACGGACGGACGGAGACAGGTTGAAGTGATGTCAAAGCGTCAAATCAACCAGATCCGAAAATCATCCAGAAGTGGTGACAGTGGACCATGGGTTCAACACGCTGCTGAGATGTGGAGAAAGACCGTCATTCGTCGCATCTGCAAGTATTTGACGCTGACTCCCGAAGCCTCTGCCGTACTTGAACATGATATTAAGTCGGACTTTGGTGATGACGAATGGGTTGACACTGCCAACAATGGGCATGGAGAACCAGTTAAGGATAGTGGTACAATCGAACAGAACATTATTGATGTCCAACCGGACGAGAAACCCAAGAAGCAACGGAAGTCAAAGGTTAAGAACTTGGTGGAGAAAGCCAAGAAGAACGATCTTCCAGAGCCAGAAGCAGACTTTACTGATTAGGAGAACCGATGTCCCTTATTGACCAGGCCAGCGCCAGCAAGAACCCACACAAGCCCCGCATGGCTGAGACAGCCGGAACGGTTGAGAACCCAAAGATCATCCAAACGACTGAGTTCATGTCTCAGCTGCGAGGTGTGCTGGAGAATAATGTTCTCGACAAGAAGACTCAGAAGCAGTGGAAGGACTATCGCCACCGTTTGAAGAAGGCACATTGGCCGCTTGAGGGTTTGACCAACAAGGTTGATGGCGAGACTTGGAAAACAATGTGTGAGGCTGTTCTCACTTCTATGGTCAAGCACATCAACAACTCTCAGCCGAATGGTGAGTGGAAGCTGGGAGAATATGAAATCGACATTCGGCCAGACGCCAATGGCAACGAGTCTATCGTTATTGCTTGCAAGTGGATTGATGCGAACAACGCTCACGACCTTCGATATCAGAACGGAGTTCCTGCAGTTGATGTCAACATCAACATGGCCGACTCCAACAAGGAACTGATTGAAGCTATCTCTAAGAAGCAAGACGATTCAAATGATGACGAGCTCAAGGAATTGATGAAGCAGTTCATCGCTACTATGGCTGGCAAGGCTGTGGAAGAAGCGAAGAAAGATGAGCCTGCAGATGCGCCTACGGTTGCGCCTGCGGAGGACATCGACGATCTTGCTGAAGACTTTGAAGGGTAGCATCTCCTCTGGTCCTCCTGACATGCCACACCATTAGTTTTTTTAAGCAGTGGGGGATATGTGGACCCTGCCGTCAGGAGGACTCAGAGGCTTGCTGATAGGGCGAAAGTATGCGGATGATTCGTCACTGGGTTCGAGGTGATCGACATCGTATGGAAGATGGTCGATTGATGTTTCGGTCTGCATGTGGGCGATGGATACGCAGGAAACAATCAGCTGTTCCTGACCAAGTGACTTGCAAGCAATGCAAACGATACTTGTCGAGAGTCATTGGTGGAAAATCGCGTTAAACAACTTCAGTGGTCTTTTTACGTCCCGTTTTCAGGCCACTATTCCAACACAAATGCCCGTGAGGGCACTAATGCTGGGGTGACATGAGCCCGCTGGTGGATTGGCCACTGGCGGGTTTTTCAACGGGATCCGCAGATTGAACCCCGTTCAGGTGTCGCGGCCAGGACGGGGTTATCTCTTGATATGGCACGATGTGGACGATGCGGACTTTGGGCTAAGTACCCACCAAACTGGAAAGAGCAGAAGTACGCTGGTGTGTGCATGTGGTATCGCTTTCGCCTTCCTGAAGATCAGGTGTACAAGAAGCGAAAGTGCTCTGAGTTCTTTGAGGCAATGCCTCACTGGAATGAGCAGCAGCATTGGAACTACGCGACTCGACACGATGATTTGGGGCGCAGTTGGCGTGCCAGTAGACGAGCCTTGATCTTCTCGCTGTTCTCACTGGTATTGTCCGCCGCCGGGCTTGCGTTCAAATTTATCTAGGAGTCTTTGTTCTCAATCATCTTAGCAATGTCTTTCTTGAGCTGGTCCTGCTTCTTCGACTCAATGATGACATCGAGCTTGGCGTTGTTTGACGAAAGCTGCTCAGCAATATCAGATGCTACTGACTCGCTCTTGGCCATGACTCGGTCAAGACGCTTCTGCGCAAACCAGTTGGTGGCGATCAAGTAGATGGCGAAGATGCCCATCGCTCCGTACTCCAGCAGTGCGGTGACTACACTGCTGGTGGTATCGGATACAACCTCGCCTTCCATTAGTCCTGTGGCTCGTCGATCAAGGTGTAAGTGAACTGCGGGCCATAGGTCTCAGCGGACTTCTCGACGATGGCCATGAACGCAGCAAAGTCATCGGCGTTTGCCCAGACTTGGCAGCCAGCTGACCACTTGTCTACTTCAGTAGAGTGAGAGCCTGCCTTGTGCAGATTAATGCCCCAGTAACCGTCCTGCTCAGTAGCAGGGTCCATATCGAGGATGTCGTCCTTGTTGTTGTCCCGATATACACAAACGCGACCACCGGTCTGCACCAGCGCCTTGTACTTGCCGCGATGAAGACCAATCTTGTGTGACCCCCGATACTGGCCGGGCACAAGAATCGCTGTTCCCTTGACGTTCATTGGGTGCTCTCGCCAGTAGGTGCCAGGGTCTGTTGTGCAGTGCCAAGTACGAGTGACCCATCCGTGCTCATCCTTGTAGACCACATACATATGGTCGTTAAACTTATTGGCGTTGTCGTCAGGCGTGCGGACACCGATGATATTCAGGTTGTATAGTCCATTCTCAAAAACGGCATGGCCTAAGGATTCGACATGGTCAAGGATTTGAGGTCTCATCTACAACGTGCCCCCGTGGCCTGACAGATGGCCGACTGGTTGGTCATTAGTGTCTTGAGGTCGCGAGACATCTCATTCTGCTGAGTCTCGATCTTCTCAATACGAGTCTCTCCCGCCGTGTGGCCCTCAGCTGCAACATGAATAGCAAGCTCACTCTGCTGCGTATCAAGCGTTTCTTGAATCTTGGTCACGTCCGAAGACATGGCTTCAAGGTGCCACCATCCACCACCAGCAAGGAACACAACACTGCAAATCCAAATGACCAACTTCGTGTCCATTTCTTTCATTTTAGACCCCCGCTACCGTATTGATAAGCAGCACCAAGGCCTGCAGCAACCACGCCGACCGTTACAAGTGTCTCTATTCTACCAAACCATCGCTGTGTCGCCGGCCTTTCGAGAAATGGAGTTGGCTCTAATTCCTTTTCCAACTTGGCTTTGTACCAATCTCGCTCCATTTCCAAAGCGGCGGTATCGACTTTGTATTGTTGTGCGACTGACTTTGCCCATACTTCTGTTTGAAGCAAATCAGAGAATTGAGAGAGGGGCACAGCCACTGAGGAACAGTTCGCTTTTCCAGACGGGGAGAGAAGCGGGGAGGGCAGTGGCTGGCCCCTGTTAATTGAGTATACCTTCGAGCACTCACCGGCTACAGGCTTTGGTGCCTCAGGACGCTTGATTGGCTCAGATGCCAATGCCATGCCAAGGAAAAGGAGGGTCATCATCGTCTTCGTCTCGCGTTGCCCAGAGCAGCAAGATCGTCACCAGGAGAGTCCCCAGTAGTAGCAGATCGAATACGATCTACTTCCTCCTCAAAGCTTTCTTGAATGACCTTGCCAGCCGCTTTGGCCGCACGGTTTTCAGGTGGCTTTGCGTCCTTTTTTTTGAAAAACTCTTTTCGATGCATGAACGCTAAGAGAGCTCCGACTCCAAGCAAAGAAATAATGGTCAAAGCCTCATTAATCCAATCGCTCATGAGCACACCAACTTAACGATGACATCATTTGCTGCAGCAGTTGTGTCGCCAATAGTCACGCTTGTGGTTCCCCAAACAGAAACGCCAGCAGCATACGTATGACCATCTGGAATAACGTAGGTGATCTTCTGGTATGCCGGACAAGAGAACATCAAGTCTGGAGTCCCTGCACCATTTGATGCCGTGTTGGCTGGCGCAGCACTGCTGGCGTCCTTGATCTTGAAATAGAACGTCGTGGAGTTGGTGGTGTTGTCGATTTGAACTAGATAAATCTTTCCACTACTTGCACTCGTGACGTTAGCGCTAGCTGTAGATGCCGATACCGCCAAGTCGATGACAATCTTGCCGCCAAGAGCGGTGATCGATGATGTTGTCGATGAAGCCATCAATCACCTCAGCTGCAAACAAGAGTTAACGCAACAGTGCCACCATCTGGTGCAGTTGTATCCGTTGGGCTTTGGTATCGTGTGGCCGCAATGCTGAGTGTGGTGAAATCAAGCCCGCCAGGGATCTCCAGCATGGAGGTAGCACTTCCAGTTATTGCAACGACAAGCACTGGGAGTGTTGCCCCAAGAGTAGGGTTCGGGTCATCAAAAATCTTCACGAACGATGCGCTACTCGACCCATTGACGGCTTTCACAGAATAGAGCTTACCAGGCGCAATCGTGACATTCGAGTTCAGGCTGTTTGTTGCAGCCGTCTCGTTGATGATCTTGTAATCAAGCGCATCATTGAAACTGGTAGCCTTAAGCGCCATGGTCTACCTACTTCCTCATCTTATCTGCAAGAATCTCATCATCACTTTTGGCTGGAGCAGGAACTTTGCCACCTGTGACGATTCCAGCCGCTGGCGCTCGACCTTTAATTTGAGTCACAGGCGCAGTGTATGAACCGCCTCTTTCAAGGGGATCACGAGCTTGAATAGGAGTTTCGGGAAGAACAACTGTGCCTTCTTCCGTAGTATATGCACCCCTCCCGTAGGTAGCAGATGCAGGTTGAACCTTCTGCACAGGCATTGTTCTGACTTGTGGGTAAGGAACATTTGCAGAACTAAAGACTCTTTGGATTTGTTCCTCAGACGCGCCACGAGCTCGCAGACGGTCTGCTACTGCCATGGGATTGGTCTTCATTTCCTGAAGAGCATGTAGTCTTTGTTGCTGAACATACCTTTGCTGTTGTTCAGGCGTCATTCGCGCAAGTTGATCTGGAGTAAGAGGCTTCATTTTTCAACCTACTTCTTCAGCGCTGACATGGCCTTCTCAGCCGAGTCGCCAGCAATGTACGCGAGACCCAAGTAGAGCCACTGGGTTGAGTCAAGCATGCCTGCAGCAAGCAGGCCGGTGCCAAGCGCCAACACGGTGATTCGTCGCCAGGACATGCGGCTCTGAGAGCAAAAAAGCTTCGTAAGCAAGTTCTTCATTAGTCAATCCTCTATACAGGTAAGTAAACGTCAGCGGCGACGGCGTCTAGGTTTTCGACGTTGCTGCCTGAGCTTGGGAAGGTCAGCTGGCCGCCCGTCTGTTCTGCCCAGTTGCCAGCAGTGCCATCATTGGTGTTGACCGAGACACGCCCAGCGTCGTGAACAACGACCCATGTACCGTTGCCATCTGTGGCCAAATCTCTGGCGTCAGTCCTCGTTAGATCATCCGAGTCACTGGTGTACTTCGTCCAGTCTTGACCACCATCTGTAC